CCATTGAATCAGCGTCGCCCAGTACGGCACGATGTCTTTCACGCCTGAGACGGCCACGGAAATTTGGTTTGTTTCATGCAAGACGACAGCCGCGTCTGCTTTAATAGTCACGGCTGCGGCGACGATCTCGGGTTGAGCGGAGTGCGTAATGATGAACGCACTCCGCTCAGAGATTGAGTGTGCTGCGCTTGCGGCGTTTGCGCTGCTGGAGGCAATCTCCCTGCTCGCTGAACAACCCGCTGTGAGAGCGACGAGTATTATCGCTTGTCGAACCACTTGGCTTTGACCTCGTTGAATCCAAAGATCGAACCCGCGAGCCAGCCCACCAAAAGTAGCAAGCAGCCAAAGAAAGTAGTACCGAGAGCCTGAGAAAGAAATTCCATGTGTCCTCCATTATTTTAAATTCAATCGATCAATTTTAATCGCCAACGCGGCAATCGCTTCCGTGTGCTTTTCGTCTATTGCTTGTCCGCGAATGACGGCTTTTGTCAATTCAGAGGCTGTCACGCGCAGCTCTTTTGTGTCCTCTGCGATGCGTGTCAATGTTCCGTTCTTTTCGCCAAGTGATGAAACATAAAGACCCAGCCCGAGCAGGATGCCGATCAGTTGCCCGACGAGCACAGTCGTTTGCAGCGGTGTTAGAGATGGCTTCTTGGTAGGAGCCATTATGGACAAGTTCCGTCGATGGCGTTAGAGATACAGAATGAGAACGCTTGCGATCCGTCTGTCGCATTGATTGAAGCGTGCATCAGAACGACCGTTCCAGTTGCGATCGGCTGCAATGTAAAGCCGCTAGGGATGCTTGCGTGCGTCAGCCCCGGGCCGTCTTTAGTTCCGCTTGTTTGCTGCAACGCCTCAACCGTGTTGTATGCATACCCGATCACCGTAGTTGCGCTGGTGATTGCACTGCCGCCCTTGGTTTGAAACTTCTGAATGGTGTCGGTGTATTGCTCGGCTTCCTCCCAAGCATATTTCCAGCGTCGACCAGTGATGATGACTGTGTTCGCTGTGATCTTGGCAAGAAATACAGTCAACACTCGCGGCGCATTGCGTCGCAAGTCGTTCTGTTTTTTCTCGTTGACTTTGTCCGTGAGTTTTTTGAATCCTCGCTGAGAGAATGGGCCGAATGAACCCTCGATGTTCGGCTTGAGATTCATTAGGTTGTCACCACGCCAAGCAAACTAAAATCTGAAGTGTTGGGGAATGGCTGCTTGTAATAAACTTTGGCGGCTCGCCACGGATTGCTTACCGATACCACGGATCCAGCAGTTACTTGATCTGAAACCACGCTACCGTCACCGTTTCGAAGTGGAACCTGTTTTAAGTGGTAGGTCTTGGTGTCAAGCGTGAATGAGAAGTTGACCTCGTATTGATTCGGGCCAATGCGGCTCGAGGTCGCGCCGTCAAAAACAAGAGAGCCAATCGGGCAAATAAGATTTTGAGAAGTAGTTGAACTATTTCCAAAAGTGTAAGCCGCACTATTTCTATTCCCGATTGTGTTGGCAAACAATAAATAGTTAGGTCGACCAATGACGACATTGCGCACGCTGATATTGAGCACGCCTTGAATGCTTGAAATAGGATCGCCTGCGCTGTCGACTGGATTACCCAAAATATTTATAAGAGACGGAGCCGATATCAGAGCGGCACTCGTTGGAAGAGTCGCACCAGTGCGCCACACATCGACAATATTTGCTTGCGCGCTGACCTCGATGGAAGTGAAACCGACTTGTTTTTCTTGCAAGACATCTTGACCTTCAACGGCGACTCCGTCGATCGTCGTAGACGCTTCAAAATTGTGAACGCCTGTCCAGTATTTGTCGGATCCATCTTGCACTGGTGTGTAGGTCGCTCCAGTGAACGACATGAGAGCAGCCATATCGCTTTCATTTCCCGCGCCAAAATCTAGAGTCCCTGCTGCGGATGCTCCGTTGCGAATAAGATGCACAGTCAACGATGCTCCTGCGCTGTCATAGATCAGATAGGTCGTCGACCCTGTCCACTTGCCGCGATCGTAGGATCCTGTGCGGCTTGTTTGTTGCCATACCAATGTCATGTCGTGCCTCCGTTAATTTGAACAAGTTTCGCAACTCCGTCGGCGATGGCTTTGGTATTTGTCACGGTGGTCTTCGCAGCCGAGAGAGCCTGCTGCGCTTTCTCAATCTCTTTCGATTTCGAGAAGTCGGTCACGCCTTGCAACTTGATTGACCCGAGAGCGGTGTCGACGCTGGTCGCGCTGGCGGTTCTGTTGGATCGTGCCGCGTCTAGGTTTGCTCCCGCCTCATTCACTCCCATGTTTGCTCTGGAAAGTGCCTCTTGAGCGTTTAGAAAATTTTCTATATTTTTTGGTTTGTCAATGGCGGCCTGTTTTGCAGCCGCAATATCTTTGTAATCTTTGATTATGTATTTTAAATCGTTGGCTTCAACGCCTTCTTTTTTCAATCTTTCAATCAAAATGTCAAGATCTGTTTTTCCTATGTTTGCTTTTTCAGCAGATAAGTCATTGATTGTTTTTTGAATGTCTGCAATATTATTTTGATTTTGAATCGTTTTTACATCTGCCGCTTGTTGGGCAATAAATTGTTTTTGTTTATTTGAAAAAATTATTGCATCAGCCTTTTCTTGATCTTTGCGACCCGCTGAGGCGGCTTCCTCATTATCTTTTATTAGTTTTGCAATTTCTTCTTGTGCCCATTGTGATTTGGAATCTTTGCCTTGATTCGCTTTCATAATTGCGGCAGTGCGTTCGCCTCCCGCTATTCGATTGTTGTATTCCTTTTGGCGTTCAGTTTCTTGCGCTGCTTTTAAATTGTCGCTGAAATCTGCAAACTTACTTTTAGTAATCGATGAACCAATATTTCCAATTGCGCCAAGTGCTGCCTGTGCATCATTTGCTTCTTTATTTGTTTTTTTTACATTGTTGTTTTGAATTTCAAGTTCTTTTAAAGCTTTAGTCGTGCGATCAATTTCTTCGGATCTTCCTGTAAACGCATCTTGAATAGATCTACCTAATTCAAAAAACGATCCGACTAATGGAATGCTTTTAATAAATCCTTCAAATTTGCTTTGAATTAGTTGCACACCTGATCCAAAATCTTTTACTGTTCCATCAGAAAAACCTTTTACAAGTTCAGATCCAAGTTGTGCTCCGCTTTCTAATAAACTTATAGTCCCCAAACCACCAAGCACTTCGTGTACTGCTCCCTTTAATTGCTTCGCATTGATTTTTGAAATATGCCCGGCAATGCCTTCACCGCTTTTCTTAGCCGAATTTTCAGCCGCTTTCATGCCCTGAATAAAGGGGTCAGGATTCGCGTACAGATCGACTGTCATCTTTCCTGTGACTGGCATTACTTGACTCCCATCTGTCGTTTGAGTTTCTCAATCGCTTGCTGTGGTGTCTGCTTTGGCTTTTCAAAGTACGGCATGAAATCCTGTGGGCTGAACGACTTTGAATTGCTAGATCGATGCGCGTTGGCGACAGTCGACGCGACAATCCCCGCGCCGAGATCACCGCGCTGGCGTGAGTCCAAGCATCCAGTGATGCTCTGATATGCGATCCATTCTTGAAGTTCTATTGATGACATTCGATTTCCTAGTTCAGCAACAGTCATTTTCAATTCAGCCGCGAGCGTGAACATGAACAGCCTCAGGCTGCGGCTTCTCAGTTTTTTTCGAGTTCCTCGGAGTCCTTTGCCCCAAGGCCCGAAAGTCGCTGGCAGTGCTCATACAACTTATCGATCACGCTCGCGGGCATTGCGCCTACTTCCGCGATCTCCGCATCAGTAAACAATCGCACGCCAGCCTCGTCGGTTAAACACCTCACGACGAGACTGGCGCGGATGTTCTTCACGCCCTTCTTGATGTCACGCTCCGAATACACATACTGCTCCCATGAGTCCCGCTCGCCAGCCGTGAGGCCGCGAAGCGAGACGAGTCCGTCGATGCCCGCAACCTTGACGGTGGCGGTTGGGATCTTGAGCGCAAGTAGTTGTTCTCGGATTGACATGTATTTTCTCGATTAGGCTGTGCCAGTGATCGTGTATGCGCCGCTGCACTTGATGGTGAATGAAGCGGTCAACACCGCGTCTAGACCAGCCTTGATGCTGAGTCCAGTGACGATGCCAATGCCTGTCACCTTTGTCGATGTTGAACTGGCAACAGCACCAAAAACGATTTCAAAACTTTGCTTTGATCGGCTTGTGAGTGCTGCTTGCAAAACCAAAATGCCTGCATCGTCGCTGTCGTAATTCACTTCTGCGCTGATGGAGCCCGGGTCAAGTAGACCAGCCTGAAAGATCTTTACTGCTGAACCAAGCGAAGTGGTCTCCACTGTGGTTTGAGACACGCCATCAAATGAGAGCGATGTGCATTCTCCGATAGTTGTAAGACCAGAAGTGACTACCGTGTCTTGCGCATTTGCAGCATTTGCGAGCATCTTGAATGTTGATCCGTAACTAATTAATTGAGCCATGTGATTATTCTTTCCGTGTTATGGCGCGGATCCGTCAGTCAACGCGACTGGAGATGGAGCCGATGCCGTGTAGTAAATTTTCAAAGTGACGCTGCATACAAAAGCACCGAGTTCGGTTCCTTCGCTGCCCATGTCGTAGTTCATATTGGTGTTGTCAATGCGGATGCTTTGGATCGTCATCGGGCTGTTGGTCGAGGTCGCAAGCAATCCACTTGCCGCGTAGAGATCCACGCGCACATGGTCGGCGATGTTCGCAGCAGAGACAAGCGACGAGTGAACGCAGTCCACAGTCACTGTGGCGACCCGCAAGCGATCTGCTCCTGCAAGTGTTTGACTTGCTGCGTCGTCGCTTTGTGCGCTGACCACAATGAACGGCATTGCAGTCGATGGCGTGACGAACGACTGGAAGATCTTGGTCGAAGACCCGAGCGCGGTGATCACGGTCGGAGCCTGCTGCAATGCAAGATGAATCGCTTCTACGAATTTCATCGTGCCGCCTTGTTCATTTCGCTTGCGATGCGCTTGAATACTTTTTCAAGTCCATATCCAACATCCTCAGTGAATTTTGCGTTGATGGTTGCGCCGTAGGTCTTGAAAAACTTCTCGAATATTTTCCAGCCTGTGTATGCGCGCGCTGGATCCTTGTAGCGACCGTGTTCAATAAGCCAGGAGTTTTGCGTGTATCCCCAAATGCGGCTCCACACGCTGGCCTTGTTCTTGCCGATCTCGTATGGAATGACTCGGTGGTGATAGATATTGTGAGCAATGCGAAGTCGGCTCTCTTTGATCGGATGCATTGGCTGATGCTTATTTGCACGCCAACGCCACGACTTCTGAGCCTCGGTCTGATTGTCGTCGTTCCTGCCTTTATATGTGCCGTATATGCCTGCAAGTTTGTCTCGCGGTCTAGTCAACGCCTTGATCTCTGCCTTGCTCAAAACCTTGTAGATGTCTTCGGTTCGCATGGTCTTCATCTGATCAAGAAATTGATCCAAGCCTTTGATGATCTTGCCATTGCTCGCCATTACTGCACCTCTCGGCATTGCATGATGAGCGTGTGACCAGCCGACTTGTAGTCGACGATGCTGACGATCTCGAATGTGGTGCTGAGTGATGTTCCTAAAGTTCCGCGGCTAGTTGACGCAGTGAATCGATCATAAATCTTTATACCGGGATAAAAGTTTGTCGTGATTTGATGCGTTATGACTTGACTCAATTCCGCATGGTTTGTCTTTTCGATTGCGCTCGAATCTTTGATCTCACCGAAAATGGTGTCGCCACTCGTGTATGTATATGTCGGAGTTCCAAAAGAAGTCAGAGTTTGCGAGCGTGCGTTGATGATTAGCGGAGTCCGCATCATGCCGCTGTTCATTGGTATTCACCCGACTTGTATTGGGCGATCAAAGCCTTGACCGTGCCGGGCACTTCGTACTGTTGACCCGGTGCAAGTGTGGATCGATAGTCATAGAGCGTCGAGCACTGCATCAGGATCGCGTGCTTGAGCGCGATAGGGATCGCAGTTGCGCTGGAGCCGTGACCCGCCACATAGACGACTGTGACGACTCCTGCGCCGCCGCCGATGAGTGATGGCCATGTCTTGCCATCGAGCAGTTGAATGCGTCCAATGCCGTTGTAGGACTTCACTGTGTAATCGGTGGATGCTGACAGGGTCTGCGTTGTGCCCGCTGTATCGACATAGGTGACGCTCGTCACGCTGACCAGCGGCGAGCGCGGAAGTGCGATCTCGTAGCTAGAGCCGTTGTAGACCTCTCCGCTTGAGCCTTGCAATGGCGTGTTCTGCGGGAACGAATCGTAGACCGATGTGAATGTCGTATTTGGGATTGCGATGCCGCAGTAGTTCTCGATCATCTGTCGGGCTGTTGTGATGACGGATGTTGACCCGCCAGTGCTGGCTTGGATGTAGGTGTCGTCTAAACTGTGAAATATGCGAAGGTGCGCCTTGCACTGCGCAGTCGAGATCGGCTCGAAACTCGGAGCGGTCGTGATCGTGGTGTTGACTCTCATCGCGGTGTCGCTCCCTTCTTGACTGCCTTGCACGGCACGGCCCGCGAACAGCACTGCACATCGTCGGAGTCGGCACGCTCGGCGTAACCGAGTGCCAGCCACTCGATCGCTGTGCGCTCGTCGACGGCGACAACTTCGCCCGGCGCGTGTGCGCCAGTCGCTGTCACGACTCCTTGAATCATCTTCACATTCGGCATAAATCCTCGGCACGCATTTCTGCGAGCCGAGGGTTGAGTCAATTCAATTCAGTAATCAGACTGCGCAAGCAAGAACCTTGAATGCGTCTGGCAGAGTCACAGTGAAATCAACACGATTGCTCGCGATGTATCCTGTTTGTCCGTTTGCCGCATACAACTCTTTCAAGACGCGCATGCTGTATGAACCGCGTTCTGCGAGCACGGAATAATTTCCGAAGTCGCCGATCACGCCGATCTTTGCGGTTGTCGCAATGGTTGGCATTGCGGCAGATGTGTAGACAGGAATACCCATCAATCGATCTGGCTCGCCGAGTGCGCCAGAGTTTTGCCAGAAGTAATTCACACTTGAAGTACCAGAAACTGAACCAAGTTGACGCAATTTGCCAAGTGTCGCATCGTTGACCAAGATGCTGGCATTCGTGCGGTACTGACGAGCAAGTGAGTACACCCAATCAATCACCTCAGCGGCTGTGATTGCACTGTTTGACGCAGTGGTTTTGCCAGTGCTGATGCCCGCGCCGGTGGACAGCAGAGGATTCGCAGGGCCGTTGGATACGGCTGTTGTTGCGCAGAACGCAGTTTCTTCCGCTTGAGCAAACAGACGAGCGAAAGACTCGGCGAGGATTGACTCAATGCTGAATCCTGCGCCACGCGCTGGAGCATCTTCGACGAGTTCATTCGAGACCTTTAAGAGAGCAGTCAACTTCTTCGGTGTCAATGTCACCTTTGTAAAAGTTTGACCAGTCTCGGTGTAAGTTCCCGCTTCAGCGGCAAATGTCGCAGAACCTGCTGCGTCATCCACGGCAAACTCTCTCGCATATGACCCGATCGAAATCACTTTTGCTAATTGGCGGATTGCCACCATCGTCTTCAGACGAGTCGTAATTTGGCTATGAAACTCCAAGGGTGGCAACACTGTGCCGCCTGAAGCCTCGCTGATTGCGCGGATCTCCATCGGGTTGGTGTATTCACCGGAGCGAATGTATGAACCCCAAGCGTTGCGATACTCGTCGGTTTCCGTGTTGCGACCTGACTTGTTGCTTGCATTCTCAACGCCAGGAATATTGCGAACTTGTTTCGCAGCCTCGGGAGCCTCAGCCTTAAAGCCCGCGCCAACATTCATCAGTTCGTCACTGCGTTGTCGTTGCGCTGTGAGTGATGCGTATTGCATCTTCAACGCGCTGTACTTCGCCTCGAGAGCGTCGGACATGCCTTCGCCGCTGTCGTTAGCGTCGTCGCACATCTTCTTCATTTCGGCGTACACAGCGCCCATCTTTTCTACTAATGCCTTGTATCCACTATCGTTTGCCATGATAAAAATCCTTCTTGTTGTGTCGAGCGAGAGTCGATTACCCAAACGCTTGGGCAACAGACACGCACGCTCGACGGTGAATGTCTGTGAAATAATTCGTTAACCGCGCAAAATGTTTAGAACGCCTTGAGTGTTCATAATGTTTCCGCTTGCCCGCACCGATGCGACAAATGCTGTTTGACCCGTGCCCGCATACGCTTCGTCCAACCGCGTGACATTGAAACCGCCAAAATTGAGAGCGAGCATGTATTGCGTTGGATCAAAGAAGTGCATTTGAATTGATCCTGATGTAGCCACGCCTGTGGAATCCAATGGATGCCAAATCACTGGCAAACCGTGAAACGAATCATCAAATGCAAGTGCCTGCCAAAATACGCCTTCGCTTGTGAAATTGATCGGTGCATATGTGTTCATTACAAGCAAAGATCGTCTGAAATTTGCGTATGTCATTTTTGGAAGATTTGCGCCACCGTCATTCATAAGCGCACGGAAAATGCTCACGAGGACTTGCGCGCCCGCAGTGCCGCCAAAAATTGCAGAGCGAGAATAGGCGGTTGCGGCCGTCACGCTGCCTTGACACGCGCCGCTTCCACTTCCAATCAAGATTTGGTCGTTGATTGTCGTGATCAATTTTGCAATGAGTTGTCGCCTTATTAAATCCTCAACGCTTTGCGCGGCCTCTGAATCTTCTAAAAGTTCAGTTGAAACACGAAGCCAAGAAGTCACCTTCTTGAGCGAGTAGGTTGCGGCAGTCGTGACAAACTTGGATGATGCCAGTGCCATCGTGCTGTCCTCAGTTCCGAGAGACGCTTCCCCAACATTGGTATTCACGCTTGGAACTGCGCTGACGATCGGCTGAGAGAATGTCGTAGTCGTGTTGATGACATTGACCTTGCTCATGATCGCATCTTCTTTGATGGTCTCTTGGACAAACTTTGTCCAACTGGAAGGCACGAGCGATGCTCCACCTGATCCGATGCTGATTGCGCGGGCTTCGACATCCGTCAAAGCACTTGCGCCCTTGCGTAGATACAAGTTGTAAAGGTGGCTTAAATCTTCGCCGCCACGGTCGAGTTGGTTGTTGTTCATAGTTCAAACTCCTTGCGTGTAAAAAAGAAAACACGCAGCAAAATGCGGAAGGTCTAAGTACGCATCGGGCCAGCGTGCTCTCGGGGAGTTCGCGGAAGTCCGCTCTCGTGATCGATCGCCGTCAGGCAGCGTCGGTCGAGGCTCTATTCAGTTATGACCCCATTATCGCAAACGGATTTTCGCTCGCAAGGGGGTAAGGTCAGAATTGTGGAGGCAGATAGATCTTTCGCTTCTTGGGTTTCGGTTGCTCGGCGCGAGCCTCGACACTGGTTGCGGGGTTGGCGGGAAATGTCACGACCGACACCTCGAGCAACTTGGCGATTTGCACGACTCGCGTGCCTTTGGTTTCGCCCTTGGCAGGTGGCTCATAGGTTTCTTTCAAGCAGATGAACCCGAATGAGCACTGCGTCACGATGCCTGCACGCACCAGCGCGTGCGCTTCTTCGCTTGTGTCGGTGTCGGGCAAGTCGCACTCAAAGCACAGACCCGAACGATCCGAGTAGACCTTGAGGTTGCCTGCGCTCACGCGGCCCATCGGCTTGGCGGTGTCGTGGTTCCAAAGCAGGGCGATCTTGTCGCCGTCGGCTGCGATTGATGCGTCGAAGCATGTCGGCTCCAAACGCTCGTAGCAGTTCCCCATGTCATAGCGTTCCCAATTTGCGGCGATGCCGTTGAGTCGTAGCGGCTCACCGGGCTGTGGCTCGGTTTGCTCGATGCGGACTGCGCCAGCCTTGCGGGTTTCAATGTTGCTCATAGTGTCTCCTTGTTTGTTTGAATGAGTTCTTGAATCAGGCGAGTGGCGAGTGCCACGGCCGTCTCGGTGTGTCCTGTGTTGTGCCAGTCGGCATTGCGGGCTTCGGTCTTGATCGACTCGGCGAATGCGTTGGCGATGGCAATGCCGTCGCTAGCGCGGTCGCTGTGACCTTGCAGCACAAGTAGCCCGCGCATGATCGGTGCGATCTCGCTTGCGATGCGTGCGACATCGGGTATCCACTTGGATACCTTTTCTTTTGTGCGGCAACCCTTGAGATACTTCGCCTCCGCTTCAGTGCATCGCGTCATCGCCGCAAGCGCGGAAGGAAAGAATAAGTCAACTGCACGGTCAAGTGGATTGACGGTCGACTTCAACTCGGTCGGGTTGATGTCGACCGACGCTGGCACAACATCCGACGGCGACTGCTCAAACTGTGCTT